TACAAAACCTTCGGAGTGGGACATCTCGTGCTTGAGTCAGATCCAGAGCACGGATACGAAGTCGGAGAACCCGTCTCAGTTGAGCGCGTACAAGAGTGCTTTGACCGAGATCTCGATGTGGCTGTAAATGAATGTGTATTATTGTACGGATCAAACTGGGATGCGTTTCCGGGAGAAGTTCAAGAGATTTTAGTAAATATGCTATTCAACATGGGCAGACCACGTCTAGGCAAATTCAAGAAAATGAACCGTGCTCTCGAATATGGTGACTGGAAAGAAGCGGCAGTACAGGGCCGAGACTCCCTCTGGCATAAGCAGGTGGGAAATCGAGCAGAAAGATTAATGACACGACTTGAGAATGTCTAAGAATGAATCTATTTTATTTAGATAAAGACCTTGATAAATGTGCTGAATATCACGTTGACAAACACGTCAACAAAATGATACTTGAAGCCGCCCAGCTGCTGTGTACTGCTATATGGGTTGACCGGCTGCTGGGTTTTGTACCGCGTGCGCTCGAAAAAGATGAAGCCGCAGTACTCAACGAATACAAAAAAGAAGAGAAACCTCTCAAACCTGAAGAGCGTAAACTCACACCTTATCTCGGCATGATGTACAATCATCCGAGCACTATTTGGACACGATCATCTCTCGACAACTACGAGTGGACATGGTGCTATTCACACGCACTAGCAGAGGAATATAGATATCGCTACGGTAAAGAACACAAATCATTCTGGCAGGTCATCAACAAACTGCCTGACCCAATCAATCTTAAACGAGTGGGGTTCACCGAATTTGGACTTGCGATGCCTGACATACTCAAAAACTATGATGATCCAATACAGTCTTACCGTGATTATTATCATCTCGACAAGGCTACTTTCGCCAGTTGGACTGGTAGACCAACTCCCGATTGGTGGGATGAGTCTCTTGCTGACTATGAACAGAGGATCACAAGAGCGTGACCGATAAAGAATTAGAAGAGTGGGTAAATAAAAATCCTTTTAAGGCGAATGTAATTTACCCTGCTCTAGGAATAGCAGGTGCTCTGTTTTTACAGTACACTTGTATACAAATTATTGACTCTTTTGTAACAGGAAATTGGACATGAGTAATTTATCAGAAGGCTGGACTAAAACGGAGGATGGCAAGGGACTAAGCTATAAAAGTCCTGCCAAAGTTGTACATGACCCAGTAAATAGTCCTTTACATTATCGACGAGATGATGTAGAATGTATTGATGCGATGAAGACAACAACTTCAGCAGAAGGATTTGAAGAGTACTGCCGCCTCAACGCTTTCAAATACATTTGGAGAGCAAACAACAAACAGAATAAAGTACAAGATATTCAAAAAGCTATCTGGTATCTTCGTATGTCGATAGGAGATGATCCTCGTGGCGGGTAAAGGTAGTACATATAGAAAAGTCAAATGGCAAGAGTTTGGCAATAACTACGACAAGATTTTTGGGAGACAGGATGGTACGCCGAGTAAAGAAGAAAGATCACGAGAACCTGAGCGAGAGCAACATATCGAAAGTTATAGATTTGTTGAATGGAAAAACACCGATTTCCAAAAAGGTTGCGTGCGATATGCTGAATATCGCATACAATACCACGCGCCTACAGAGAATCATAGATGATTACCAAGATAAAGTCGAGTATCGTGCGCTTCGTAAAAAACAGAATCGAGGACGAGGAGCGACAGACCCAGAAATTCGTGAAGCAGTTGAACGATACCTTTCCGGAGACTCCATCGCTGAGATCGCAGCGGGGTTGTTCCGAAGTGCCGCCTTCGTCAGATCGCTTATTGAGCGAGTCGGAGTACCAAATGTATCAAGAGAAAGTGGGATCGCTACTCTCCCTGATTCATGCGTTGCGGAGTCATTCGCCCCAGGAGAAATCGTCTGGTCAGCCGTCTACCAAAAACCAGCAAGAGTCGACCACGAACTCTCCGTCGATTACCAAGCTGAGCGAGCAGGATTCATAGACGTAAATTATGAGGAAAAATATGGTAGTAAATGTTACGCCATTTATGTTATGGAAGACATACGAGACGATACAGAAAAGTGGGCCAACGTGGAAACAGGCGGGTATGCTGCTTACTCTCTCGCGTATGATCTTGGGAAGCTCTCCCACCTCAAAAAATACGGAGTCGATTTATCACGTATCTAAAAATATTTCTTGACTTCTTTTGCTATATCAACTATAATAGTATCTTAAATGACGAACAGAATCAAAAAAGAAATCGCAGAACTTATTGCTTTCCCTCCAGTTACATGGTACACTAGACCTGTAGAATGGTTGATTGAGCAAGAGACATTTGCTGCTAACTTTGAGAATATACCTGTTCAAGAAGAATTAGTACAAGACTTACTAAAAAACGGTATTCAAGCTCCTATGCTTGTAATGCCAAACTGGTATCCGGTATGTGGTAGTCAGAGACTTCGTGCCTGTGTAGATATACATAAAAAGTTTATGGGACTACATCCGATACTCAAACAAGAAGTGCGAGTTTGTAAATTTGATAAAGAATACTGGAATGCTTTTCACTTATGGCCTGACGAAGAGTTTCGTAGCAAAGCAATACAAGTATACTTTCAAATGCTCGAACTTGCTTTCAAAAGTATGCATTTCATCGAAGATAATCCGATGGATATGATTAAATATGAAACTGACGGTGACAAACTAAGGTGGAAAGCCCGAGATGGGTGATAGATTTTATCAAGCACAATTACAAGCTACTGGCACTTGCCCAGGAGCTCCATTATCAACTACTAGAAGGAAACGTAAAATGGCGTGGACAGACGAAAAGAAAGCCGAAGTAATCGAAGCATACGAGGCACAAAACCCAACTCCAGAGAACAGCATGGAGATCGTCGCAGAAATCGCAAGTGAGTTCGAAGAATCACCTAACGGTGTTCGTATGGTACTCACCAAGGCTGGTGTATATGTTAAGAAAGCACCTGCCACAAAAGCAGCTTCAAGCGGTAGCACAGGCGGTGGCCGTGTATCTAAAGCAGCCGCTATCGAAGCACTCACAGCAGCACTCTCTGATGCAGGTCAAGACGTTGACGAAGAAATCGTTAGCAAGTTGACAGGTAAAGCAGCAATGTACTTTGCAGGCGTTATCGCAGCAGTAAACGGCTAATTCTTGGGGCGATAGCCCCTTTCACATTCCTAAGCAAGACGGCACGGGAGAAGATTCTGCCAACCCGCTTCACTAGGAGCATTTGTGAAAAAAGAAGAACTAGCACGGCTCGTCGATGAGTACGGTGATGCTGTTATCACTTATCGTAGTGAAAACAGTAATAAGTTGAAATACAATGTTTGTACATTGGACTTCAGCACGCCTTACATTCAACAAAAGAAAAACAGGGCAAAGGAATCTGATCAGACTCTTTTGCTTTTTTGTTGGGACACCGACTCCTTTCGTCTACTCAAACCTCAGAACGTAACGAGTGTAGTACCCCTCGCCTCTGTTCTTAAGAACGGAGATTAGTATGGAACTATACCAAGCGCCTGAAGTTTATGAGAAAGTAATTCATTACGATGAAGTGAAGGAGACGCAAGTCCGGCTTACTATCTCAACCTTTCGTGGTATCGAGTATCTAAGTGTGCGTAAGTATTACTTAGATTTCGATGAAGAGTGGAAGCCTAGTAAGGAAGGCATTACTATGCCATTGGACTTTGACAACTCACGAAATCTTTTCGTCGGGCTAGTCGAAATCTTATCACTTGCAGAAAGTAAGGAGATCATTGAGGAACATTTCAGCGATCTTATCAAGGACGTTTATGTAAAATAATCCTTGACTTTTGTTCCTTCTTTCTGTATAATATTGTTTATTGAGTGAGGGAACTATATGCATCATTTTTTGGAAAAAGCATCCGCAATGTATTACAACGGTAATCCGATTCTTTCGGACGAAGAGTTCGACGCATTGGCACGAAAGTACAGATATGAAGAGGTTGGTTATCAGGTAACTGACGGCATTCCTCATATGTATCGTATGTATTCGTTACAGAAGGTGTTTAACCTAAATGACATAGAGTCCAGTACAGCACCTATGGTGCGTACTCCTAAACTTGATGGTGCGGCAGTGTCGTTGCAATATGTCAACGGCCATCTAGCTCAAGCTTTGACCAGGGGAGACGGCCAGCTTGGTCGTGATATCACGTTGAAGATGGAAGAGCTAGCCCCCAATATCATCGGTATAAAGGACACTGTCCAGATTACTGGTGAGGTCGTAGCGCCCGATACGATCCCAAATGCTCGCAACTTTGCAGCGGGGTCGCTGAATCTCAAAGACTACAACGAGTTTCGTGTTCGCTGTCAAGACTTATGTTTTGTAGCATACGATATTCAAGGTCGAGAGTATGAGCGTCTTACCAATGCAATGGACCATTTGGCCCGGCAAGGTTTTGAAGTTATCACTCACTTCGATGCATCTGGTTATCCAACCGATGGCGAGGTGTTCAGAGTAGATAACTATCAGGCTTTTTACAAGCTGGGATATACAGCTCACCACCCCCGAGGGGCTTTCGCTCTCAAAGAGCAGAAAGATGGGGTTATTACAGAATTACTCGATGTTGTGTGGCAAGTAGGCAAGTCAGGAGTTGTGAGTCCTGTTGCTATACTGAAGCCTGTCGAAGTGGGGGATGCGCTAGTGAGCCGTGCAACTCTACACAACATTGAGTACATTCGCTCTCTTGACCTAGAAATAGGTTGCCAAGTTGAAGTTATACGCAGTGGTGAGATCATTCCACGAATCGTCAGACGAGTGGACGTCGAGAAAAATAGTTCTTGACATTTAGGTCAATTCTGTCGTATAATATCTTTTCACTAATTCGGAGTAGTCCATGTTACAATCTATCTTTGCACCCTCTCATTGTCCTTCTTGTGACAGCGAGCTAGTGTGGGAGAATGATTTACTTTACTGCCGCAATTCATTGTGCCCTGCGCAGAATGCAAAGGCAGTAGAACACTTCGCCAAGACTATGAAGATCAAAGGACTTGGTCCTGCGTCTATTCGTAAACTTGGTTGGACGTGCCCGTCCGAAATTTACCTCACTCCGCGTGAGAGTATCTTAGCATCGTTGGGCTCTGAAGCAGTGACAAACAAGCTCATGTCGGAGATATTGAATTCGTTCGATGCTCCGCTTGAGCGCCTTTTGCCTGCCTTTGGCATACCCTTGATTGGAAACACGGCAACACGGAAGTTGTCTGAGACTATTAATCATATTTCTCAAATTAACGCAGACACTTGTGAGCGTGCCGGTTTAGGCCCAAAGGCTACAGCTAACTTGCTGGATTGGATAGAAAATGAGCTGCCGTACTTTCAGGAGCACCTTCCTTCATGTTGGTACTTTTCTGATACGCCCGCCTATCCTACCGTGAGTAAAGGCATCGTGTGTATAAGTGGTAGACTGAAGAGTTTCAAGTCGAAAGCCGAAGCTACTACGGCCTTGAACGCGGCTGGGTATGATGTAAAATCCAGTTTAACTAAGCAAGTCACACACCTTATTAATGAGGGCGGAACTGAATCCGCAAAAACTAGACAAGCCAGAGATACTGGCGTAACAATTGTTACAGATCTAATTTCTTTTTTGGAGAACTAATATGGCACTTCCTAAGTGGACCGATGAGCGTACAACCGCTCTTACAAACTTTGTAGGCGACGAGTCGCCTGTATCTCAAGCAACTGTTGCGGAAGCAGCAGACCAGCTTGAAACCTCTACTCGCTCTATCTCTAGCAAACTGCGAAAGATGGGATACGACGTAGAACTCGCTTCTGCAGCCGGTGGACGTTCGTTCAGCGATACTCAAGAAGCTACTCTCCGTGCTTTCGTTACTGACAACTCTGGTCAGTATACTTATGCTCAAATTGCTGAGCACTTCGAAGGCGGTGAGTTCTCACCTAAGTCAATCCAAGGAAAAATCCTTTCTATGGAACTGACTGACCACGTTGCTCCTGCTCCTAAGGTAGAGAGTGTACGTACTTACACAGAAGCTGAAGAAGCTACTTTCATCTCTATGGTGAACGACGGTGCTTTCGTTGAAGCAATCGCCGAAGCTCTTGACCGTTCTGTAAACAGCATCCGTGGTAAGGCTCTAAGCCTGCTTCGTTCTGGCGATATCCAAGCGATTCCTCGTCAAGAAAACACCAAGGGTTCTACTAACGTAGATCCTCTCGACGGTGTTGATGTTGCATCAATGACTGTTGAAGCAATCGCAGAAGCGATTGGTAAGACAGCTCGCGGCGTAAAGACTATGTTGACTCGCCGTGGTCTAACTGCTGCTGACTACGACGGCGCTTCTAAAGCGGCTAAGTCTCAGTAATTACACTTCTTGTGTAAGCGGCTGGGTCTCGCACCCAGCTTTTTCGTGTTCGGGGGAACTTAATTGAATATTTCTAGTGCTTTAATAAAGCAGTGCATCGCTACGGCTGACTTTGAAACGTGGAGTTATCTGCGTAAAGAGTATCTGCCTGTAGAGTACCACACGCTTTATGGTCAAATTGACAAGCACTGTGAAACCTTCCATGAGTTCCCTTCGTTCGACGACCTCAAGTTAAGCATTCGTCATGCGCCTACTCGGGATAAGGTCTTCGCTATCGAAGCGGTCGATGTAGATGTTGATGCCGGTGCTTTGCTTGAGTACCTAAAGAACGAATATACTCAGAAGGAAATTCTCAACTCACTTGATAACTATATTGATAACTCAGTAGTCTTTTCGTCTGCTGAAGAATCAGTACAGGAACTTCATCAGATTGTTCTTGATATTGAAGACAAGGTTGACCTTGAGATTCCTCAAGAAAGTATGCAGCGAATTGAGTTGTTCGAACCAGAAGAAGAGATTGGTAAATATATCGGTCTTGGTCTCAACGCAGAGTACGACCATGAAATCAAGTTCTCCCCCCGAGATTTGGTGTTGGTCGGCGGTCGTCGAGGCTCTGGTAAGTCACTCACTTGCGCGAACATTGCTAACAACGTATTTCAATCTGGCCGTTCAGCTATCTATTTCACGATAGAGATGGATAGTAGATCAATACTGCAACGGTGTTGTTCTATCGCTACTGGAGTGCCATATTCTCGACTTCGG